CCTTTGGCAAAAAAGAGAAACAAGACCGAAGCAGATCTGTATTACCTTGCACGACTCGAATGGGAGGGCGGACTTTACACAGAAAATGGAATAGTGGTACTTCCAATTGAGGTTTTATACAAAGCGACGCTTATGGGCGCGCGGAAGACGCGGACAGGTCCTCTTTTTGAGAGTGGTGCACAGGTTGTCTCGGCAGTACCCTTAAAGTATGACGGTACACGGATCGAATTTACTCCGACAGACATATTTCCCAATCCTGAGCTTGACAAGTTTTTTGAGGAACATGTGTATATTACAATGGTCAATGTACAAAAGAGGAAGATCCTGCGGGCGCGTCCCATCTTTCATAATTGGTCTTGTGAAGTGTCCTATGTTTATAATCCGGATTTTATCAGTAAAGACACGCTGATCTCGGCGGTAGAAAATTGTGGGCATTTTGTTGGATTCTGTGATCACCGACCTCAATACGGACGTTTTAGTGCGCAGTTTTTGGTATGACAATTACGGCGTGGCTTGTCTAGGCTCGGTTTGGTGAGGCAGGTTATGGTTTGGCAGGGATTTATCCGATCAGGCGTGGCTGGTTTTGGTAGGGTGAAGCCTGGCGGGGCAAGGCAGGGATTTATAGACATGGGATGGCAAGGTTTGTTGGGGCGTGTTAAGGCAAGGCAAGGAATTGATAAGGTGAGGTTAGGCGGGTTGAGGTATGGTGGGTCGTGGTATGGTAAGGAACTTTGATTTGGTATGCCAAGGCGTGGCGAGGCTTGGCGAGGTGTGGCAGGGAGAATTAAAATGATTTTATGGATCTTAGGTATAGCATTCGCATTTGTAGTGGGCGCGGCATGGGGTTACTGTCACGGTAAAGACTCCGGCCTTAATGCCTGGAAACAACACGAAGCAAAAGAGTTGGAGCGCATGGCAACAGAACTGGCCCGGTTATTCCGGGAGAAAGTGAAGAAGTGGCCCTCATGATAGTCACAGATCTCCAACAACCATTCATCCCTGTCGGCTCAGGACTCCCGCGCAGCCAGGCTAAGGAGACCGGCAAGCTTCACGTATCTGACATCATACGCTACATCATGTATCTACTCGACATCGCGCCTTATGCCGACTGGGAACTTAACATCGCCGCAGAGATAGGCTTCTGCTGGGAAGAGGTTCTTGAAGACGCCTACGCCAAGCGCTATATCCCCGAAGCTGTACGCCTGGATGAGCTAGAACTTGACAACATCATAGGCTCCCCTGACGGCTTTGGTGAGCACCCACTCGATCCTAATCGCGGCTGTGATCATGAGTACAAAGTCACGTGGAAATCAATCCGGCACCCGCTTGAAGATAACTTCTATTACATGACACAGTTCAAAGCATATTGCAAGATGATTGGAACTGATGCTACACTGCTCAGGATACTTTATCTCTTTGGGGACTGGAAAGAGCGCAAAGGTCCACAAGCCCCCGGGCCGTACCTGTTTACATACACGCAGCAAGAGATCGATGAGAACTGGGAAATGATTTTAAATCACGCCAAGAAAATGCGGGCTGAGGATATTTGGTGTTATGATGACGTGCTAAAAAGAGGAGGAAAATAGATGACAATTTCACAAGCTAATGCCGCCGTACTTCAAGGCTTGGGATTCGAGACTGCTGACACAACTATACACAAGCGTATAATCTTGAGCGTTGAGGGGCTGGAGAAACAGGGAAAGACACATTTTGCATTGGGCGCGCCGGGACCCGTACTCCTTTTCAACATGGATGTTGGACTTGAAGGCGTAATCAGCAAGTTCCCGGACAAGGAAATAAAGGTTTACAACCTGCCAATGCCGCAGCTCAATACACAGACGACACAGACTGAAGCGGAGCAACAATGGAACAAGTTCGTGGACGTGTGGGAGCGCATCCTGGGTATCAAAGACGTGCGAACAATTGTTGTGGATACAGCCACGGAGCTCTGGGATCTCGCCCGGGTGGCTTATTTCGGTAAGATCTCCCAGGTCAAGCCTCATCACTATGTTCACATCAATTCAGAATTCCGCCGCGTGATCCGCATGCCGCTTGACAAGTCTGATAAGAATGTCATCTTTCTTCATCAGATGAAAAAGAAGTATGTCAACAAAGGAGACAAGGCTGATTCGGTATGGGATGGGACCTATGAGAGATCCGGCTTTAACAACACGGGATACCTCGTCCAGGGCATGTGTCGTGTGCGAAGGATTTATAAGCGCGACATGGAGGCCAAAGGATATGATGTCACGCCGCCTTTTTCCGTAGAGATCCTTGAGAGCCGGCATAACCCTATGGTCGTAGGTGAAGTGTTCGAGGGTCCTATGGCTACGTTTCCCTTTGTGGCATGTCAAATCATTGAGGGCACGTCACCGGATGATTGGAGCTGATTATGTTTAAGATGCGAATTCAGTTTAAAGAAGGACACGCTGAAACCTTTCTTGATGTAGAATTTTATGAAGTCTCCGGAAGTCTATTCTGGATACATGGATCTTCCGAAGCATTATCGCCAAAATCTTTTGGTTGGCCCGTTGATGACATTCAATCGATACGGGCTGAATATATTCGCCCAAAAAATGAAATCGAAGAGAGTATAGAATGATCTACATCGATGACAGAAAAGGCTCCATAGAACTGGCCAAGCACCTGCAAATGCCCTGCGAGGTCACGCGCCTCGACTATGGTGATGCCTGCTTCATGGGGTTCGGTCCCGAGGGGCAGATATATCGAATCGCTATAGAGCGCAAGACTATTAGCGATTTCGTGGATTCCATGGATTCGGGGCGCCTGGCCGGCAAACAACTCATAGGCCTGCTTAAAGAGTATCATGAGATTTGGCTGCTTCTCGAGGGCATATGGAAACCCGACGATGATTATGTAATTATGGAGATGAAGGGTGGCTGGCGTAGGATGGAGTGGGGGCGAAGGAAGTACCTCTACCATGAGATTTCTAACTTCGCCGCATCACTACAGTCGATTGCCGGCCTCAAGATGTGGCAGACCAAGACCGTCAAAGAAAGTGGCCATTGGATACGGCATCTTTATAGCTGGTGGCAGAAGCCATGGGATCAGCATCAGGCCCTGCTTGCATTTCACAAGATTGCCCCACCGCCTGTGAAAGATCGCGTGCGCCTGCAATATCCCGGTATCGTCGAGCGTGTGGCAAAAGAGCTTGAGACTGTGGGGTGGAAGCGCGCTGGGGAATTGGCCAAACGGTTTCAGTCTGTGCAGCAACTCGCTATTGCTAGTGTTGAAGATCTGAAACAAGTGGATGGTATCGGCCCGAAGATGGCTGAATCTATCTACAGAGAATTGAGAGGAGAAAAAGTATGAATGTTATCCGGCGCATGCTTACAGTCATGAGTATTTCGGCTATTTCATTGTTCACCTGGCTGTTATTTTGTTATCTGACTGCTTACGTAATCTCGTCAGCGTGGAATCTCGCTATGATGCAGCTTATGAGTGAAATTATAGGCCTCTAATGCAATTAGCTGAGACGTGCGAAAAGTGCCCTCTCTCAAAAACCCGAAACAAAATAGTTTGGGGGGAGGGAGCACCGGACGCTCCAATTATGATGATAGCAGAGGCCCCGGGAGAGTGGGAAGACAAAATGGGGCGCCCCTTCTGGTATCAGGCCCGGGCCGGAGCCGAGCTTGAGAAGCTCCTTATGATGAATCGCTTGTCCCGGGATCTCTGCTATGTCACTAATTCTGTCAAATGCCGACCCCCCAGGAACCGTGACCCCAAACCCGAAGAGTCCATTGCCTGCCAGCCATGGCTCCTCCAAGAACTCCAGGCCTGCTCCCCGGTGATCATCGTAACCATAGGGCGGTTTGCCACTCAATTCTTTTTAGGCGATAATATCACCATGGAGCAGGTCCACGGTATTCCCTTTGAAGTCCAGGTCCCTCAGGCCCGTGAGAAGCCCTTTCTCGTGGTCCCCGTGTTCCATCCCGGTGCAGCCCTCCGCTCTCCTGAGATGATGCTCCGCTGCCAGCTCGATTTTCGGGCGGTGGCGGAGATCCTCCGGGGGAATATCAGCCGGACCCGGATAAAAGATCCCTACGAGGGCAAGGAGCTCT